ATAGGATAGTGCACATTCCAATTTGATTCAGGATGAGCCCAGAGTTCACGACAAAAATTGTCCAAATTCATGCCATTTCTTTCTTCCTCAGTTAAACCACTTTTACCATCGTCCGTCTCACAAACCAACGGTCTATAAGCGGACATTATGTCGAGGTAACCAATTTTACAATTGATCTCCTTATGATGGTGTGTTTTACACTTAAGAAAGTCCCGGTGCAAATCATCCAGCCATGGTTTGACCTCCGCTCCCTTATCGGGATTCGTGTAGCCAATACCCAAAGGACCTAGTATGTCGGCAATCACTTTGTTGTCGAAGTTATTGCCTTTCTTGCACACTCCGGTGTTGTCGTCCCCATAAACGATTACCTTGTTATCCTCGTGGAATGGTGTATCGTTATTGGTAAACCAACAGTACCGCAACAATAAGTGGTTGACTGTTGAATTGATATGCACAGTCAAAGAATTTCCACTTATGTGTCCACTCGACATGAGCGAGATTAGAGCCCCTCCCATGTCAATGTATGCATACACTAGATCTGCTGCTATCATCTCCATTAAATGGATGTGGAAAGCATGATACTGTGGCAGCCTTTTGGCAATGTCTATGTATATACCTAAGGCCGCTAATATCAATTGTGCGGGCATGTTCTGGTCATACTTCTTGTAGTCTCCACCAAGGTATCCACCCTCTATGGAATTTAGGAATTCTTCCATCTGATGCCATTCGGGAGATTTCCGATTGATTCCAACAGCAACTCCAAATCTAATGGGGTCACACTGTATACCAATAATGATGGGTAAGAATAACCAGCGCAACACATAAGTGAAGATCAAGGAATTGGAGTACATCACTCTACATTTTTCCTTCGCCACAACCTCACCGTTCGCGTCCACTTTTCCGGTAAGAGCCTCATCCTTGTAAGTGCCTTTGGCAACCGGGTAACCTCTACGTCCTGTTGAGAGTGTCACTATGTAATCTATGATGGCTTTCTCTTCTTCCGGTTTCAGCTTCCAATTATGCTGGTAAAATCCGTCACTCTCAAGCTCCTCTATGTAACGGCGTTTCTTTCCTGTTTTGTGAAAGCTAAACTTCGTAGACAAATTGACCGCTTCCCAAAAGCGTTTTCCAGGTAAACCCTTGAGGTTCACATCGTCCACCAGTGGACCAACCTGTTGCCAGTAATCATTCTCCAGTGCCGGCGAGATCATTGCAATGTAATCATTGACGGATTTCATCAGAATCTCTGCATCGAAATGCCCTACAGGTTCGTCCAAACCTTGCAGTGTCTGCTGCCATCCCCACCAATTTGGAACCATCTTTGGAGGATTCCAGATATTGGGTAAATTGGCCTCTTCAAGCACTATCTTCGCAATGGCGGTCGGTTTGAAATTCGTTCCGGTCTTCGCCACTCGTCCCGTTGTACCATGATACTGCACGTTGGAATCCACATTTGACTTGTCAAGGTAGTTCACTGCACTCTTCTTGAAG